ATAGATGCTCATAGCAGATTTGATACTAACTGGGACACATTCCTGATTAATGAAATAAACACACATAAATCAAACGGATTTAAGAAGCCACTCATAACTCAGTATCCAAAGCCATTCTGGTACGAAGGCGATGAAGAAAAGATAAGAGATCATGAAGAAGTTGTTACACAGTTTTATTGGAAAGACAAAGAAAGATTTAAAAACAACAGAACGCCAATGCAAGGAACTGTTTTAAATCCAGAAGGAAACATATTCTCCATTTCTGTATCTGGAGGGTCCATTTTTACAGAAGGAGAATTCATAAAGCCAAACAAACTAATATTTGCTGACGGTGAAGAAATATTCATGGCAGCAAGAGCATATACTAGCGGATATGACTTCTTTGTTCCAAGTGAAATGTTCATGTATCATCTTTATTATGGCACAGAAGGTAAAAACGCAAGAAGACTTGTGTACCCAGATTGGCCAGAACAAACAGCAGAACTAAATAAAATATCTGTTGACGAAATTAGGTTTGTGTTGAGTGGAGAAGGAATAGTCGGAGAAGGAAGACTTGGAACAGAAAGAACACTAGCCCAATACGGACAATTTTGTGGCTTAGACTTTGTTAACGGAGAGATTTTGGATAATTATTATGAGTTCTAAAGTAGTCCTAACAGGATCTCGTGGGTATGTAGGAACGGCAACAAGAGAACTTCTTGAAGTCTCAGGGTATGAAGTTATTGAGATAGATAAGAAGATAGGAAGAAACACTATCTATCTATTTAGTTATTTGTTTGGTCAAGATCCAATAGCCATAATCCATTTATCAGCCTTAAAGTCCATTCCAGAATCTAAGAAGAAGCCTTGGCTTTATTACTTTAATAATATCCTTTCCACATTATCTACTGCTATTGTTGCTAAGGTATCGTCTATACCAGTCGTTTTCGCCTCCTCCGCAAGCGTATATGAGCCTCGTTCAGCCTATGCCAAGTCAAAACTTTTAGAAGAAAAGATTTTAAAGTCTTTATGCAAAAAACTTGTTATATTAAGATATTTTAATATTGTTGGAAAAACTAAAACTGTCAACGACTATGGTTCTACAAATATATTTTCAATAATCAGTCGGAATACAAACATAAAAATAAACAGTATCTCCTCAACAAGAGATTATATTCATGTTTTAGATATCGCAAAAGCCAATGTCTTGTCTATTGAGTATCTTAAAGATAACGACTTTTTACTTACAGATATTTTTACTGGCAACCAGTTTACTATGATTGATCTGGTAAATGAGTACAAGGCTAATGGTGTTACTATTACTTATACCGTTTTAAATTTGCCAGACCTAACGCCTCTGCCAGAAATAGATAACAGAGACCTTCTTGGATGGTTCCCTTCTTACACCTTCTCAGATGGCGTTAAGTCAGAAATTAAGTTTAGATAATAAAATACCCCCAAGGATTTCTCCAAGGGGGTATTCTTTTTTATGTATTATTCAGGAAATTTAGCCATCCAGGATTTAGTTCTTGGAGTAATGCCCTTCCAGGCCGACCAATCTTTTCCACCGTCTGACATGTGAAATGCAATTTGTGCATTTATGACGGGATTTAAAAGATCTGAATTAGAGTCAAGGTTAAACTTCTCTCTACGATCAGGACCAAGGGAATCGATCATATTAATCTGAAACATACCATAAGAACTGTCTCCAGTATTGGTGTTTCCATTAAATCTGATAGGTTGCCCATTAGATTCTTTTTTGGCTACTGCCCAAGCCTCCTTTAGATCGTTGCCCCTAAAGCCAACGAGGTATAAAAGTTCCTTGAGTTCACCATCGGTTAGAGAACCCTTGTTTTCAAACTTTTTTAACTTTTCTTCTGTAGAAACCAAAAAAACCTCTTTCGAGGCCTGGTCTTCAGTAACTACGGTTTCAGTACTTAAATTGTTGCGTTCACTAGCATTGGCACCGTTAAGACCTTGTGCTGCCATTACTATAATCGTGAGTATTCCGATGAGTTTTTGTTTATCTTGTAATATATTCATCTGTTCCTCCTTAGAAACGAAAAACCCTTTTCAGGGTTGTTACTACCAAGTATAACATAATTTTCTACATTTTGTCAAGTTTTAACGTAATGTTAAGAAACGTTATATTTTAAAAGTGGTATAATGAATTATTATGGCAACAGGAAACTCAGGAAGCCCGTTCAATTTACCCTTCCCAGAAGCAGAAGACCCAGTAAATGTCCATGGAGACATTAAGGGGCTTGTAACAAAATTAAACGAAATTCTTCCACCATTAGGAATATCTGCATTTCAGATTAGTGTTATTAATAAAAGTGGACAATCCCTGACTGCAGGAACTCCAGTATATATAACTGGATATTCAACCAAACCAGAAATATCATTTGCAACCCAGTCAACAGTGGGTCCAATTTTAGGACTTTTAAAACAACCACTTGCGAATAACTCTGAAGGAATTGTAGTTGTTGCTGGTGTTATGGAAAATATTAATTTAAGTACAGGAAGTTTTACAAATGGCAATCCAGTATACATTGGAGAATCTGGTGGTTTAACAGGAACAAGACCAGTAACTGGAAATGCAACCGCTGTTGGTGTAGTCGCTGCAACAGGGGTATCAGGAATTTTAATTGTTCAGGCAAAAGGCAACGGCACCTGGAAAGCACTTAAAGACGGCTTGTCGTGATATAATAAACCTATGGCAACTTTACGTGGATCCGCTTCATCATATGACATAGGTAATAAACCACCACTTGTAAACTGGACCATTGTAAAAGGAGATACTGCCTCTTTTCGTGTTTATGTAACAGATGATGCAAAGCAACCTTTAGTAATTGCTGACTGGGATATCAATATGAAAATTAAAAGACCAACCCCCGCAGGAACATTTACAGACTCGGCAACAACAATAATTTCTTTAACACCACTAGCAGATGCCGACGACTTAATTGGAGAATTCACAGTCTCTCTTTTGTCTTCAGAATCAGTAATGCTCCAAACAGGAGATATCTTCGATATACAACTTTCAAATGATGCGTATGTTTGGACTGTCGCTCAAGGGAAAATGGTAGTCATTGAAGATGTAACTGATTAATGGCATCATCAAAAATATCAAGTAAAAAAACTAATAAACTAAAAGCAATCAACGCAGTCTCTTATGCAATTATAAATGTAGCAAGTGATACAAGATCAGTAAGAATAGATGAGGTTTTACCCTTTAGGGTAAAGTTTACAAATATAGGAATCAATGCCTATAGCGCTTCAAATCCCGCTCCAATTGGTATTGCAGTGGTCGGTTTGAATAACTATATACTTTGATATTTTAAAAAATGGAGGTTATAATATAACCATGGCAAAGTCAACAATCGCAGCAATAAAGACAAAATTCCAAACTGGTGATCGTCCTACCCAAGGAGATTATGAAGATTTAATTGATACCCTTGCAAGTTCAGGTAACGATCTAGGTTCATCAGGAAATAACGATAACACAATTTACGGATTGGAAAATCCAACTGTTATCGATAACTTCGATGCTACAGTTTGGCGTATGGTCAAGTATATTATTTCAATATCAAAGACCTCTGCAGGGGACAACAAGTTCTATGCAACTGAATTAACAATTCTTGTTGACGGTACAGATGTATCAGTCAGTGAGTACGGCACTATCGACACGAATGGGAATATTGGCACCATTAATGTCTCTCGCACTGGAAATACCGTGGCCTTAACAGTCACTCCAGATCCTGCGATCAAGCCAGTCACAGTTCGTTACGCACGAATTGGACTTAAGGCATAACTAAGGAGATAAAAAAATGGCAACAGTAGTAAAAGATTTTAAAGTAAAGGCGGGACTCGTAGTTGAAGGTACAACAGGTACAATCAATAACCAGGACATCCTTACAAAGAAGCAAGCAGATCAAGATTACATCGTTGGTCTTATCGGTGGCACAGCAACATCTGCTAACGAAGCAAACAAGGTTGTAAAGCGTGATGCTTCAGGTAACTTTGCTGCAGGAACAATAACAGCAGACGTAACTGGTCAAGTATCAGATATTTCAAACCATGACACAGGAGATCTTGCAGAAGGTACAAATAAGTACTTTACTGATTCTCGTGCAGTAATTGCTAACACTGGTCTTTGGGACACAATTGGCGCAGCAGCAGATGCAGCAGCAGATGCAGCAGCAGACCTTACAACACACTCTAACCTAACAGTCGCACACGGTGCAACAGGTGCGGTAGTTGGAACAACAAACACACAGACATTAACAAACAAGACTATTGGAGACACACTTAACTTCACTGGCGCAGGAGCAATGACAATCAATTCTGATTCTCATATCGTTCTTACTCCAGCAGCAGGATCTTCTGTTAAGTGGGGAACTGATGTTCTTGCAACACAGGCTTATGCTGTTCAGGCACAATCAGACGCAGAAGCA